ACACCGCAAGACTCTCTGAAATTGCCATTCCAGAAAGACTTGTTAGTATTGACCTTGAAGTGGAAAACTTCAAGAGCCCGAACCATAAGCTCCCTGACGTCGACGGGCACGACTATGTCGTCACCGAAGACGGCCACCTTTTCCTCGTTAGAGAGGATCTTGGCTAGCATCATCTGCCCGGTCAAGGGCTGAATCACGCGTTGTTGAGACGTAATTGTCACAGCCAACGCGATTGCTAGAAAAGATAGACTCTCCACTGGAAAAGTACAGGCGCTACCCATCGTGCTGAATTTCTTCAGACAAAACACGGCTGGGACATTAGGGTTAATGTCCTGACCGACACGACGGGTTCGAGTACTTTGTAGAGCTCTAAGCAGTCCAAGGTTGGACCGAAAGAGTTGACCTACAAAGTGACAAGTGACTCGATCGCTTGCTTCGGACAAGTCCAAAGTAGCGAGAGAGCCGTCCGTAGACCCACGTTTAGATAATGCCTGGTTGAGTGTTTGATCGTTAAAACGAACGAACCTCCCCAACCAAGTTTTTTCAGTACGCGTGCGCAGATAGTGCCATATGTTTTGTTGGCACCACTGATGCTCTGTAGGTTCAGCAGCTATAAGCCGCGGTACCTTGAGTGTCTTACGGACCGCGACGAGCCGAGAACACGGATCATGTGACGTACACCCGGTAATTACTCCCGAGTCTCCTTCTTTCGTTGGAGCAAGGTACGACTGATGCGCTATCTCGCGATCCTCGTCTGGACGATCCCCTGGGGTATCCCAGGAGGCAACTTGTCTAGCCCATGCCGCATGGTTATGAAAACCAAAATCAGCATAGGGAAACTCGTTGTCTAAACGATCGGACCAGTTAACAAATTCATATTTGTTAACACAGCCTTTACGTTCAGCAACAGCACCAGGGCCATGTTTAAAGGACCACTCAGACGGCCTATACGGCCCAAGAGTGGAACAGATTAGCCCGGATATCGTATCCAGGTTCATCATAAGGACCCTAAACAGACGGTCGCCTGTTTCGACGCGCGAAGCGTAGATCATGGATCTACAGAATCCTGTGTAGGATTCTTCAATGTCTTCGTTTGTCGGACAATCCGCTTGCCAGAAGCCTTCCGGCTCTGGTAAGTGACTGTCAGTCTCAAAGAAGTCCTTGACGCAGTCAAGTGTATTCTCCAAGGGACAATCAAGCTCAACTTTCTTAGCACAGTAATACAACTGCCTAAGATATAGTATAGCTTCATGGTCACAGTCCTCCTTTAAACACCCGGATTCGTAGAAGACTTTTTCATGAAGTCCCCGCAAGAACTGCGGGTACATCACTTTCCGGGGACACCTCTTAGTAAGAGGCAGCCCCGAAATTGTGAAAGCCTTCCGATAAGCATCTATCAAAATGCTTTCCGACGGCGGGGAGGTCAATGCAAAAAGCATCGATTCCACGTTCGTCAACGAATTCGGCAAGATGAGCAAGATCTAACTCGAGCTCATCCCGGAGTTCAGGGTAGGCATTACCAATGTCTTTAAAAAGACATCGGTACACCTGCAGCAACTCTTCAACGTGGCGGTTAAGCATACAAGGTTATCCCTTAAAATGCTCCACGTAGCTGGTCAAAACATCATCCTTGTTACTCGGCCGAGTCTAAGACTCGAATCCAAGCAGTTTGGTGATATTCGAGTTCGATGTTGCAATTGCCCAATCGGACAACGCATCAATCGCCTCGACGTACGTGTCACTGAGTAAGCACTCGATGACAAAATACGCCTTGTGAGTGTATTCGGGTACCGTCGACGTAGCAAACGTCGTAATGGTAACCTCAACATTGTGTCTCCCGTAGTCTTGGTCATCAATGACCAATTCCGAGTGACGAACTCGGACACGGTAAGACTTCAGAGTTTCGCGGAGAAAATATTCCCCCGCGAATTTCTGTCCACCAGGATTCACCTGCGGCAGGGTTTTTGAGCCTGACGCCAAACCAAGAACGAAAGTCGTTCCCAACATTTGCGAGCCTCTCAGTCCGTAAAAGGGATTCTTTAGTTCGGGGGTCTATCGGATCTTAGATCCAATAGATGTCCCGCTCCGCAGAACACCCAACGAACCGAGAATCGACCACTGGCCGGTGGTAAACACCGGCATCATTGAGG